ATGCTTGACGTCGAGGGTGGGCACCGATTCCTACCTATCGTTGTTAAGTATTGGGATCCTCTTCGCGAGGAACCACCAATTGCTGATGGAACTTGGGACACTGTTGTAGTTACTGTTCGTGACTATGACACTGTTATTAAGGTGTATCAGTGGTTACAACTTGGAAAGCATCACTTCAAGAGTTTGATTATCGATTCAATCTCTGAACTACAAGTGAAGTGTATGGATAGTATCGCTGGCACAGAGCAAATGAAGATGCAGCAATGGGGAGAACTACTTCGTCACATGGGCGGTCTTCTTCGTGACCTTCGCGATTTAACTATGCATGCTACAAATCCTCTTGAAGCAGTTGTACTAACTGCTATGTCAAGAACAAGTCAGGATGGAAGACACCGTCCATATCTACAAGGTCAACTAGCGATTCAAGCACCATATTTTTACGACATTCTTGGTGCGTTGACAGTAGAGCAAATGCCAAACCCAGATCCGCTGCAACCTCCTTACAAGGTAAGGCGTATGTATGTGGAAAGAACAAACGATTATGAGGCTGGCGAGCGAGTACAAGGTCGTCTGGGTTCTATCGTCGAGCAAGATAAGTTATCAATTGAAGTAATGCTTAATACTATTTTTGGAGTTAAGCAAACTGCTGAAGAAAAAACCACTAAAGAAAAGAAAGAGGTATAACACATGAGTACTCTAAACTGGGGTGACCTCATCAAAGAAGCAGGCGAATCAGGAAACTATGATCCGCTGCCAGATGGAGATTATGATGTTGTAGTTGTAGAAGCTACACACAAAATGACACAGAGTGGCAAAACAATGTTCTCTGTAAAAGCGCAGGTTGAGGGTGGCGCTCATAATAAGCGTCTTGTTTGGGACAACTTAGTTGTCTCTCCAGATAGCCCTGCTGCTCTTGGTATCTTTTTCAAAAAGATGCATGCTCTTGGTGTTCCTCGTGATTACTTCCTACAGCAACCAGCGCCAACCAATGCTCAAATCGAACAAATAATTAATGGAAAGCGTTTCCGTGCTCAAATTGGAACACGTACTTGGAATGGTTCTAAGAAGAATGAAATCAAGAACTACTACCCAATCGCCGCACAAACTTCTGCAGCACCTACAACTGCGGCTGCTCCAGCACCTGCACCTGCACCTGCTCCAGCGCCAGCACCTGCTGCAGCACCTGCTGCTCCGTTCTAAATAAAAGATAGAGTTTACTAGGTGTTGTTGTTGTTCAGGGGAATTGACAACAACATCTAGTAACCATCTTAGATATAAGAGGTTTCTATGAAGGTATTGATTACAGGATGCACTGCTTCCCACGCGTCCAAAAATACAAACGAAAAGAATCCTTCATTTGCTGGAATTATTAATATTGCTTTAACTGAGTTAGGTTTTGATGTTACTTGGGAAGACCCTTCAGTAACTATGAGTAAAGATTATCTGTCTCAATATGACGCTGTCTTGGTAGGTATTTCTAAGCCAACAGGTATTGCATCTCATAGGGCATACGGGGCGCTGTCTGTAATTAATCATGCTAGTGATTTAGGGACTTTATCCTTATTTATGGACACAATTGACCCTCACAAACTTTACTTTAGTTTGGGAGATATATACAGAAAACCTGAATCTTTTTTTGGAAGTTTTTACTCTAAAAAGCGAGAGTATAAGTTGGCTCAGGAGCCTAAGAACTATGAAAATGTTATAGAGGGCGCTAAGAAGCTTTATGGAAATGCTTGGCCTAAAACAATTATCCCATCATATCCTTGGTCAAAAGAAGAAGTAGTTACTAAGTACATACCCAATATAGATAGAACAAAATTGTTTTTAGTCTCCCCTGATGCCGCTCTTTTAGAAATTAATAACCCGATTCAAAACTATGCCGATGGAAATTATTGGTGTATAGATAATCCTAAGACTGATTGGTATCGAAAAATTTCTACGTCTCTATCTAACCCTCAGGTCAACTACAGAGCGACTAAGTGGGAAGGCAATAAAGACATACTTACTAGATTAACTAACTCTATGGGTGCACTAGTTTCAGTCTACAAGTCTGGAAACCCTTGGTGGTTTCCCACTCTGTCTCAAGCGCTCTATGTTGGAGTACCAGCAATTACCGACTGGAGACTAACTACAAGTATGGGTCCAGAGTGGTCGATGCTTCCAAACTCTATAGAGGAGATGAGCCCTATAGAAAGAGTTGAACTCTCTAGAAAGCAAAAAGAGTCTTACATTCAAAACATACCTTCGTGGGAGAGTGTAAAGGAAAATATAGGAAACATACTGTTACAAAAGTAATAAACAAACTAACTAAGAAAGGAACAAAAAATGGCTGATATAGATATCGCTTGGGTAAAAGAGCAACTGACAAAAAACAAGACCAGAAGAATTGTTGGTGACTCTGTTTTAACTCTTCTCAAGTCATGGGAAGATATAAAAGAGAAAAATAAAGAAGAAAAAGTTGACTACTCTAAAGATATTATTGCTATCTTTGCTAAGTTGTCATTAGGTCACGCTCTTGTAAAAGAAGAAAAGGGCGAAACTTGGGTTCAAGTAACTCCTGGCTCAATTGTCTTGGCAGATTACGTTCGAATAAAGTTTGATGCTTTTGATAATAAGAGCGGTAAAGACTTTAATGGAAGAAGAGGTCGCGTTGTAGGCATTCGCTATGGAGATATTATTATTAAAAGCGATGACAATAAAACTCCTCTTCTAGAAGGAGTCCATTTAAGAGCAGAACAATTAGAAAAGCGCTTGTAACTTGAAAACAGTTACATATAAGTTCTGCGTACCTGGGGATAACCACCAAGAAATTATTGACAACATCAAAGAAGAGATATCTTCTTACCTTGCCATAAGTTCTGATGACCCACTAAAATACGTTAATTATGAAGTAAGTGTTGAAAGCACCGCTGATAAAAATCTTCCCAAAAAATACAATGCTCTAGTTATAGCGAGGATAAAAGATGACATCAGGTAATGAAGAAGAAACAACGACAACTAGTGAAACTACTACCTTACGTGTTGAAGCGTTGCGAGAGGCTGCTAGAATTATTTCTGGGGAAAGAAATAAACAGTACGGAGACCCTGAAGATAATTTTGAACGAACAGCAAAAATTTGGTCTGTAACTCTAGGTATTAATATTACCAATGAAGATGTTGCAATGATGATGGTCGGGCTTAAAGTGGCTAGGTACGCTTCTAAGTCTGGATTCCAACCTGACACTTGGGTTGATATTGCTGGTTATGCTGCATGTGGTTATGAAGTAGGAAGTTTGGAGAGTAAGAAAAACTAGTTAGTAAGTTAATAACCATATAACCAAACTTTAAAGGGAGAGCCAAGTGTCTCGTGGACCATGGGAATTTGAAGAACCGTTATGCGCAGAAGTTGGTGTAGAGATATTTTACACTGAAGATAAAGATGAAAAAAAGGTGGACTCGATGAGTACATATGTTATGGCAAACTCCATATGTCAAAGATGTACTCACAAAGCCGAGTGTGCTGACTGGGCTATTAAAAATGAACTATTTGGTTTTTGGGGAGGGCTAAGCCCCAAGGACAGAACTAATATAAGGAAGCATCAAAGAATTTCTGTAAACATAGATTTAAAATAAATCTAGAATGGGAAATACAACTAGAATTGTCCTATTAGATATGCCTAGAGAGAGGCTATATATGGAAGACGGTTCAATGCTTAGCCCTATGGCTCTTTGCGAACTGTGCTGGATGGAAGAGCACTCCAAATGGGAGCCTCAGAGTGTGAATGAAGATGGCAACATTATTGTAAAACTTGTTGGTGTAGATACCCCAGAGATAGTAAACACTGGCTCTGTGGATGTCTGCTGTATGTGTGGGTCGGTAACTATTGCTGGGATATACGAGTTAAAAAAGCAAGAAGAGGTATATTTTACTAACGATGAGTTTTCCAAAGATTTTGAGTTTAATTTCTACTCTACAGAAGAGGAATAGAGCCTAGAAAAACTAATGAAAAAAGACACAAGACCTGGGGAAGAGCTTTGGTGTGAGTGGAATGGCTCTGGCTATAATAAAAATAACTCGGAAGCCACCGTTTACTACACACTAGACCATGTAGATATGGATAACGATCTTGTTTCTAGAGCACTAGCATCTGCTATTCAAAGAGATGGAGTTGCTGACTCTTTAGGGGATAGTTTTAAATTAATTGAAAATTGTCAAATTACTAGGGGCTGGTGTGGCATTCTAGAGGAAGAGTTTGAGTACGTTGTCTGCGACGAAAATTCTGAGACTGAGTATGGTGATATAGTCGAAAATATTGAATTAACTACTTGGATAGAAATATAGTAAATATAGTGTTTTAGTCAGTAGATTTATAGTACTTTAGTTTAAAATAGAGTATATGTGGAAACCAGCAGAAAGCCTTAGATGGCAGAGTGAATCTCTATGCGCTAAACCAGTCAATAAAAAATATTTAGATTGGTTTTTTTCTAAAAATTTCTCTGAAAAATATGACGCTAAAAATTTATGTTTTTCTTGTCCTGTAAGAAAAGATTGTTTACAGTGGGCTTTAGAACACAGACAAATCTGGGGAATATGGGGAGGCAAAGATGAAATTGAAATTCGCAGAACTCTTTCCGTCTCATATCTTGGGGAAGAGACTCGACGTCGTAGATATCCTAATTGTCCATTTTGTACTGCAAGACCTAGCAAACTAGAAACATCTGTAGAAAAACTATCAACAACTGGAAGATGGACTACAGCAAAAATTGTTACCTGTACCGAGTGTGGCTTTGCTTGGAGAAGTAGAACTAGCGCCAACGCGGTAGAGGCGTACAAGGCTGAAAAAATCGATAAAGCAGCCAAATTAGAGAAGAAAAAAGAGAAACTAAAGAAGAAAAACAAGCGTAAAAAAGCAGTTTCATAGCCCACTTGCTATTTTTTGACACACCTACTAGTATTGCCTCTCAAGAGA